AAAACAACAACACCTCGTACATATAATCCTACAACTGGTGCTGTTACAGGATCTGATACAAATGTAACTGTAAAAGGAATTATTTCAGTTGTTAATTCAAGTCAAGAAGAAGGAGTGTATCAGGGAACAAGTGTGAAAGTACTAATTGGTGCAGAAGAATTAGGTGATTATTATCCAACACAGGCAGATCGTATTCAATACACTAGAGCAGGTTCTACTGTAGAAGGTAAAATAACATCAGTTACAACATATAGAGGTGATGAGCCTGTATATCATTCTTTAATAGTGAGGATACAGTAATGGTAAAACGAGTTAAATTATCTGATGGAACTTTTTTTACAGTAAAGTCTGGACCAACTTTTAGTTCTGGTGGTAGAAGACTTTTTGGTAATAACAGGCGAGATGCTCGCAGACTTACTGATGACATGATTGATGATATAAATAATGGAATGAGAGGTGCAGCTTTAGATATTATTAATGAATTAGCAGAATTAGGTCCAAATTGGGATGGTAATTTTATAGATGAATGGATCGCTATTCCTTTAGGAAAAGGAGCATCTGGTGAAAGTGGTGGTGTATATCCATATAAAATTGATGATATTCCAAAGCTTGCAATAGATAAAAAAGAAGCTGGAAGAGTTAAAGTATTTGAAATTGTAAACAAATCTGACTATGCACCTTATGCACTAGATTTAGTGCAAGGTAGATTTAGTCCTCATTTTGCTGTAAAAGCAACACCAAATAAAGCTCCTGTAGAAACAGGTAAAAGAGATAATACAAGAGAAACATTTAGAGGAGAATTAACAAGTGAACCTGGTCAAGGTCAAAGTACAGCAGAATTAGATTGGTATAATACATATACTGGAGGAGGAGGAATAGGAAAAAATATGCAAACAGGTTTTAATAGAGGTATAAATTTTGGAAATTAAATATCTATGAATTATCAATCAATCAGAGCAGCGATAGAAAATCCTCTTCTTACTGCTTTTACAAATTTATCTCCTTCAGTTCCAGTATTCTTTGATAACATCACTGCTGCTCCATTAGGAAGTGTTACGGAATATGTACGGGTAAATGTAACTTTCGGTGTTACAAATGAAGTAACTTTAAATTCTAGTGTTGATAACGCAAGAGGTGCAATTATTATTCGTACTTATTGTGAAAAAGGTAAAGGACCTGCAAGAAATCAGACGTTAGTTACCACTGCTGTTAATGTAATAGAAACACTAAATGCTACTGCAAAGACAAATTCTGGAGTATTTTTTAGAACGGGTGATATTACTGGACCAACATTTTCTACTACAGAAAATCCCCCTTTATTTGAAGGCAGAATAGATACTTCTTATTTTGCTACTGTTTT